ATCTGTTCCTTTAACTAAAGTAACCCATTGCTCCACCAGCAAGCGCACCATAAGGGCCACCAGCAAGCCACCCTGCTCCTGCACCTGCCATCGCACGACCAAAACGATCTCCCTGTTGGTTACGATACATAGGATTATTCTGAGTTGTTGTTGTTCCTACAGGTGCGCCAGACAGTACATTTGACGCAAACATTGCGTTGTTTTTATCCCAATCACGACCCTCAATATATTCATCATAATCAAAATCTTTCTGTCTTTGATCTCGACCTTCTATATCTGCACCAACTTTTGAGAGCATCTGAGCATCCTGATAACCTGCTTGTCTTCCTGCACCAGTTGCGTCTGTCATTCCTCTTGCTCCTCTTAATCTGACATCCTGTGCTTGCATTCCTGCTTGTTGGTTGTATCTCTGAGCGTCTTGATTCATCTTCATGTCTGCACGTTTCTGAGCAGAAGCATCTGCAAAACTCTTATTCAGCAATTCACCAGTTTGACGATTAAGGTTACTCATTACTTCCCCAGCCATCACACCTTTCTCAATTGCAGATCGTGAACCCATTCCAGCACCAGCCATTTGCGCTTGCGCTCCTAACTGGTTACGACCCATCTGCATTGATTTCATTGCTTGATCTTGAAGTCCACCAATCACGTTAGAAGTGTGTGGATTCATGTAATCTCCAACTGCTTGACCTTGCAGGAAGTTACCTCCTTGAACTTGTTCAGCTTGATAACCTGAGACATCTTTACCTACATTTGAAGCATCTGTATATGCTTGTTGACCTTGCCCTTGTAAATCTCTGATACCTTGCTGTGCTGTCAAAGTGTCCTGAGAAGCATCTGCGAATCTTTGGTTTCCTCCTACTGATCTTGCGGTTTCAGGATCATATCCTTCTTGACCTTCTGTTAAACCAGAAGCGTCAGTCATTGTTCCTGTTGCTTCTCCATAAGTTTGATATGGGCGATCCATGATTTCAGCAGATTTGTCATATACCTTTTTCCGAAACTCATGCGTTGGCTTATCAATTTCTGAGATAGAGGAACTTGTATTATTTCTTGTCTGGATTCCTGAACCAAAACCAGAACCTCCAGCACCTCCTGAACCTCCTGAACCTCCTGAACCTCCGTCTCCTCCTCCGCCTGTCATTCTATTATGATATGCTTCCGCAGTCTCTCCGGGCTGTTGTTCTGATTCAGCAGGAGAGGGATTGGATGAGGGATCTTGTCCTTCGTATCCTCCTGTGTAAGAACCAGAGCCATAATTATCTCCTGAATAATCTCCACCATAACTACCACTGCTTTGATCTCCAGCATAAGGATCACCAGAACCAGAACCATAACCAATTCCACTCACAGACTCACCAGTTCCAGCACTATACCCACCCCCAGACCATTGACTATCTTCCATTCCAGAATCCGCCATATCATAAGACCTGAGTCCAGACTTCGTAGGTCTTCCAGAACCACCCATCCCTTTTAACCAAGATGCTTCCTGCTGATTAATAAATGCTGGATGTTCACCTTTTGGAGCATTTCTTCTTAATATGTTTCCTGCTTGTCTCTGGTTCATAACTTCCTTAAACGTATGGGTTTGTGCTAGTCACTGGTAGTCCTGCTGAGTCCTCTGCTACTAAAGTGACTCCTAATGTACCACCTGTTACCTTTAATTTATACCAATTATTATTAGATGTGTCCTTCAAAATTATTGATCCCGACATCACGTTATCTCGATTCGTTTTTACAGTCACACTTTCCTCATCGACAACCAAACTTGCGAGATCGAACATATAATCTCTTGTGTATTCATGCGGAGGATTTGGTAATGGTTTTTGAGTCTGACTCATCGTTTTCCTGCTTGTGTTGCATCAAATCTAACTTCGCCAAACCTCCACTCTTGATCGAATGGTGACTCCACTCTCAATAATGCTTGTCTACCTGTAAATCTAGTATCAGTGTATCCGTCAGTTGCAAGATCGTATGCTCCTTTTACTTCAGGAGTTGAATCGTCTGGAGTCTCAGCTACAGTGACCTTCATCCTGAGTCCTTTATTACCGGCATCTGTATCTGTAATTATTGATTTAACAGACATCATATTATTACCACCACCTATCTCAATTGCTCCTGACTCTGCAAAACAGAGATGGTTCTCTGTAGAAACATTTGGATGTAATGTTTCTGAAACTCCCTTTGCAATTACTCTAGTTTCGATTCCCGAAAGTGCTTCAACGTCTGCTGGAGCAGTTACGTTAGACTCTCGCAGGATTGGAGTAGATTGAGTGTCAGGATCAAGTTCATGTCTGTAGAGGTATCCGTCAACTCCTCCTGCGACTGGGAATCCTAAAGAATCAGATGACTCCCATGCAGAACGATGTAGTTCTCCTGTTACCCAATGTTTTTCACGATAACTGTATGTTACATAGCGAGTAGGGAATGTGTCACCCTCTTTCGGATAGAACCACGTTATTTCACCGAATTGAGCATTGTGACCTCCAGAGATAATCCCCTCTAAATCAGTGTTAATGTCAGAGAAAACGTAATCTGCAACATCGCATTCTAGTTCAGTTATATAACCACCTGTGTACGACCAGAATCTTCCAGCAGACATCCAAGCAACAAAGTCTGCTGACCCTGCGACTGATTTCATTCCAAGACAACCACCACCCTCTGACAGACGCTCCACTCCGTAGATGTATGGAGTTCCTAAGTAATTGGTTTTCCAGACAGAATCAGTAAAAAAGAGGAGTATTCCGTAGCGAGTTTTGAATCCCCCAACTATGCGTCCTCTTGTCTGAATTTCTAAATCACCTGCTGTATTTGTCACAGAAGGAGTGAAGTCAGTCAGTGATTCTTGATGACCCCATGCAATTTTTCTTTTATTACCACCAGCACCGATAATCATTATGTGTCTCTCAGGAGTAACCAAAACTCCAACATTATCTTCTGGAACTCCGGTTGACCCTGACAAAGATGAGAGCAAAACTGCTGATGTTGCAGTTTGCGCTGAGTTATTAAATGACAGTCCAGATGAATCAACGTAGTAGATCGAACCCTGTCCTGACTGTACTGCTACAAGATCATCACCAAAATTATCCATCTGCCAAACTGGTACAAAATTATCTCTCCACGCATTAGCGTCTTGTATATCTGGGTCTACTTGAGAGAATCTGGGAGTCCCATAAACATCACCTCCAGAAGCAGTTCCACCAGACCCATCAAGGTTGCGATCTCCTCCATATTCCAAAGCACCATAACCTAAACCTGAAACTTGAAAATCTTTCTGGTCTTTGAATGCTATTGTACCTGAAGGGACTGAAGGAGTTATATCGTAAATTGGTGCGTTTGTTCCTGAACTCTGTGATCCGTCCCAGATCCTTAGTGACTGTACCGAACCAATTGCTAAATATCTCGATCCAGTTCCTAATCTCCAAGAGTGTAGTCCTCTGATTGGGTCAACTGCATTGAATACTTTTGCTGTGATAACAGCAGTTGTTCCAGATGTTGAACCTGAGATCGTGATGGTAGGAGGAGTTGTATAACCTGAACCAGTATTTGTGATCGTGACTGTTGCAATTGCTCCACCACTCACAGTATAAGTCCCTGCGAAAGATGATCCTCCCCCACCTGAGAATCCTAGTGTCCCATTACCGCTATACCCCGATCCTGCTGTTGTTATTGTTAGTTCGTAAACTGCACCTTTCTGCTTAATCTGAGTGTCAGCTAATCTCTGCCAACCTCCAATTGGTCTTAACCGACCTTCTGAGAACCTAACTAAGTTCCCATCATACCAACGATTCTTCGCTTGATACTGAGTCGCATTGCGGAAGAATCCTGCTGGTATCTTAATTGGTAGTAGAGCCATTTCGGTATTCGTTACAATTTAATCGGATCAGAGTCGCTAATCTTTCTGACTCTGGAGGTTCTATATTTTCAAAAATCGTTGCATTATCGTAATTCTCTCTCATCACATCAACCGCGCAATCGCATAGTTGGAAGTAGATATTCGGAGGAGTCTTGATCCTCAAATAAGTCAAAGAGCAGACTTGCCATAGTTCCCGAATGTGTTTCGTTTTGAAAGTTCCAGCATACTTCTGTGGAGTCGCTGAAGTTTTGATCGAAAACAGAAGACTCAAACTCAATAACAATATCAGTGTTTTCGCTTTCAAATACTATCTCCATCAATATGTCCAGACAGCAGGTAAAGAGAAGTCTGCGCCACGATTGTCTAAATGTATGAATCTTTTTGACCTATCTCCTCGCAAATTCATGCCAAGTCCAGTGAAGCCAATGTCTTGTGCCTGTTTGATTAGCTTCAGCGTTTTTGTCGTGTTCACGTTACCAACAGAGACATCAACTGCTTTCCCGAAAGTGTGGATTCCAGCTTTAGACTTTTTATAACTTGATACATTGGCATCATGTTTTTCACAACGTCTTGCACTCGTAAGTCTAAATGGGAATCCTGCTTCTTCTCTTAGTGCTTGAAGCATACGCATAAATTCACCATCCATCTCATTCGCACCACATCCACATTGACATTGCATTTCATCTGTACTGAAGTTTGGTGTTATAAGCATACCTATCCCTACGATTGCAAATTTACAAAATGTCCTGCGAGAAAGTAAAATAAGACCTTGACGGAATTATTACTTCCCGATGTGTTTCTTGTACGCAGTCAACATTTCATCATCGACTGTATTTTCTGTACTAGAAACTAAACGTGTAAGTAAGATCAAAATTACCTGCTGAAGTAACTTTTCACTCAGCATCGACATACACATCGTTTTAACTGCACCTCCTATTACTGGTGCTAATATTCCTATCATTTTCCTCCTATTATTTTATCTATCTTGGAATGTAATTCGTATTGCGAACCTTGTAAAATATCTAATTTCTTAGTATGAAAGTTTAAAGTTTTCTGGATTAAGTCATTCTGGTATTCCAGAACAGCATTTTTGGTTTTCATATCTGCTCCCTCAGAAAAGACAACTCCAAATAACGCAAACACTAAAATTACAAATCCCCAAATAAATTTTTGTAGCATAAGTTTTAACGATGTGGATTACGAGAACCATTCCCTATATAGATTCTCAGGTTTGTGACATCACTTTGTAATTTCTCTATGTCATCCCAGACATCTTCACTATCATTCTGAATTACGATAATTGCTTGTTCGTTTTTTAGTGACTTGTTTTCCAAATCAAGAACCATTGTGAATATCCAAGTTATGCTCGCCAACATTAATGCTGTTGCTATCGGAGCAAGAGTTTTGTATAATGCGTGGTCTGAAACAGATTGAATGTCTTCGTGTATTGGCATTATTTCTTCTCCTCATGTTCTACATCTTTTTTATCTTTGTACCAGTAGTCTGTTGATTTTGCTAAGACTGCAACGTATGCTCCAACTAAAATATTCACTAAATCACGACTCGTTTCTTTCACTTCGGAATAGAATAACAACCACAACAAAACGAGAAAAGTGCAAGCATTAGCAACTGAGATGATAAACCTTGCCCAGAAATTAAGTAATTTCCTGTTCTCAAGAGCATTACCACCCCCTCCGAATAGTGATTTGTGTACTTTCATTCATTAAGGTTTTGAAGGCCAAGATATTTTGTCTGGATCAGAATTGTCTTCTGGAACATCTCTGAGTGATTGTCTATAAGTTTTCATATTACTAGCTAAAGTAGAGTCTGAAAGTGCTAAGTAGTCTGTCTCAGCTAGCCTTCGATCCCTGTCTCTCCGAACTGCTGTCCATTTGTCTGCAAGTAGTCTTGCATCTTTAGCTGTGTCATCACCTGAGAAATGAGACATTTTGTAATTGGTTTTTATTACCTTACCATCCTTATCCTTTTCTTCTGACTCAACAACTTTTACAGACTTACCATCCATATCAGTAGTCATCACAAATGTATCCTTGCTGTCTGACCATTTGATGTTGTAGATGTCGCCTGTTATTGGTGAACTACTTTGGTAATCATTTAATTGAATAAGTCTTTCCCAAACATCCTCATCCGTACATTCAACGATTGTAAAGTCCTCAGACGGATATGTAACTACATCATTACCATCGTCATCTTGAGTTGTAATGGAAGCAATCCATGTCCAGTATTCAGGAGTGTTTAGTCCTTTTGACATTCTCCTACATTCCCACTCTACATCGTGGACTTGCTGGAGTGTGTTTGATTTGTGTGATATATACATATTATTTGTCTAACCTCTTGAAATATACGTTATTATATCTTGTTGCCGTTTGCACTCCAAATTCACCTTGAACTTGAACAGAATCTCCTCTTTTTAAATAATTTGTAGACTGACAGACCATAGGACTACCTGAATCAGAAAGGAATAGAGTATTTGCAACTCCATTAACAGAAATTTCCAAATGTCCTGTAGTGGAATCAGATTTACCACCATAAGCAAACATCTCATACCATCCATCCACTAGACAAATTATTCTGTCATAAGCAATAGCAAAATCTTTATTAAAATAATCTTTTGCTTGATCAGCACCTCTCCAATAGATAAATGGTATAGCTGTTGACCAATTTGTTGCAACATTAGTATTTGTTTGTAATACTACGTTTCCAATATAACTCGTATCTCTAGTAACCTCATCCCATGTCTTACCATCTGGAGTAACCACCAGATTATTCTGTTCCATGTTTCGATCACCACCTACTAACTCATGTAGGAATGGTGTTTCAAAGGTCTGGTAGTGGGAGGATGTGTGGATTGGGGAGTGTATTTCCATTCCAGTACAGACATTAATATATTGTGGACTATCTATGTGTAATTTATTTGATCCTAATTCTAAACCTTTAACACCCACAAATTCTTCACGATTTGTTGATGTACTATGACGAAAACCAAAAGTACCATCATCAGCTGATGTGTCCCAAGCGTTAGGTGAACTAGTTCCTATTCTATTACCGGCAACGTAATTTCCAGCAGAATTGAAGTTAGTGTCATAAACATCGTCATTTATTTTAAAAACCGCCTCATCTATCCTATCCGTATGTGATTGACTTCTGTATGTAATTCCATGACCGAAAAATGGTAATTTATAATCCGTTGTGGAAGTAGCATCATTAAATATTCTATATCCCTTACTATTTACAGCCATTTGGAATTGCCAAGTTGAACCGCCTTGATCATAAAATATATCTCTTGAGGCGTTTAAATATCTAACACCTTTACTTATATTTTCTAATCCTGAACCAGTATTTGCAACAAAATCTGCCATCAGCATATAGTCTGCAATGACTACAGCATCTTCGGGGATTGGAGGCATCTTGGGTTGGTGGAAGGTTACTTCATAAGTTTCGGCATAAGTACCTATTGTTGGTCTATCTAAATCAACACCATCTATCCAAAATTGTGGATCACCTCCACTAGAATGTCTATGTACCTTTAATATATGAGTGCCATAAGGTAAATTTTGAGCAATATTATCTGTTCCAGCAGAATCTTGTGTGTTTCTAGTAGTTATTCCTGTACCAATAAAAGTAAAATAATAATCACCACCACCAGCACCAAGAAGCATATCCTGAGAATTATCTGACATTTTAACATCATCACCAGATAAACTTGTTAGACCATCATCCATTACATAGGCAATATCAGTATAAGAAGAAGTACCAGTAAGTGTACTTGCATCTTTATAAGAGGCATTACCATTTGCAGAACCATTTCCAAACTCCCTAAAATTAAAGGTCTTTGCAACTTCTGCTTGTATAGATGGGTCTTCTACTTCAAAAACTGTGAAACTTTTCATCTCAATATTATTAGAACTTGTACTATTCACATTAACACCAAACTTTGCAGATGATGATGTACTTGTGGACTTAAAGACCCAAGTTAAGTATGTAAATGATCCAGTTGTTGATACATATTGACCTACATGAGCATTTGACCCATCATACAAATATCCAGCTATACCTATTGATGAAGCTGTTCCATTCTTAAACTGAGCAGAGATTTTATAAAATTTTCCTGCGGTTACTGATAAACTTGTCAGTCTACTTGTCGTAGTACCAGAGTTAGAAATTTCATAATGGTCTGTATCAAATGAAATTGAAGCTGACCCAGTATTTTCCCAATTGCTAGTATTATTCGATGCACAAGTATCAGATGCAACTGCACTCCCAACTGTTTTATTACCAAACTGAGGTTGATACTGAGTTGACCAGTTATGTGTCCCTGTTGGTAAACAAGTGCTAGCACCAGACCCACCATAACCTTCTATGGCGT